GACCACTCTAGACTCGAACGCTTCCTTGACTAGCATCGCCCATTGTCCGGCATCAAGGCCCATAGCCTTGTAATCCATCTCAGCCATAAAAATGTTATTTGCGTAGTGCGGCAGAATCTCAGCGAGAGTTTTATTGTCCCAGTTATCCATAATGTGCCTTCCTTTTTTTAAAGTCGGCACTAAGATTGTCTTGATGCCAACAGTCTGATTGTTGGTGTTCGCCTCCTAGACCTTGAAAATCTAGGGGGCTTTTTATTTAGTTATTTTTTTACCCTAGCACCTAATTCATCCCCGGCCCGGATTCAAGCAGGTCTTTCGTAAAATCATTATTAAGTAGCCACCACCCTCCGTGCCCGAAGATAGGCACCTCGGTCGGGCTCTCATAGCTTCCTAGCTTCCACCCTAGCTTCCGGCCTAGCTCGGCAAAATCGGCGTTTGACTCTAGTAATCCGTTCGCCTCGGAGCATAAAGCAATTATGTTACTCGGTTGATTAGCAACTTGATTCTTACTTCCCATACCCCGATTTAGTCGGTGATGAGGAATTAGGTCATCGCCTTGTGAGCCACAATGCCAACAACCTAAGTCACGCTGTAGGTATTTATCAAACTCTTTTTTAGTCATCCCAAGGGTCGTATTCTTTTCCCGGAATTTCTCCGGGTCGGAATCCTATAGCGATTGTAGTGTCTGCCATCCCGCCATTAACCGCTTCGATTATGTCGGTGTTGTCGGTATTGTCGGTTAGACAAGTGTGCTTACGCCTCCACTCTCGGACAAGCTTGATTGCCTCAGCATCATCAGTCTTTATCTTCGCCCCACATGAGCAGGATTCGGCTATCACCCGACAAGGCTACCAGCTAGGCGTGGCGCCATTGCAGTTCGACATTCTTACTCATTACAGCCATCATGGTTGCTTGGTCCGACAGGGTTCTCATCTTGGTCTTTATCCTGTTGTATTCAGCCCTAGCAAGGTCAGCCTTTAGCTTTTCCTCAATCGCTTGTAATTTAGCCACAGCTTGTCTATCTGCGACTGTCCCAGAGTTGTTCAGGAAGGCTAGGGATACAGCTCTGTCATAGGCCGAATCAGCATCAGCTAATTTGCACTCAGAGTCATAGAGCGCACTAGCCCCCTTGTCCATCTCCTTTGTTATCCTTTGTAACTCCTCCACTATGTGGCTCGGTGTAATAATCTCCATGCTTTAGCCTCTCTGCTCTTTCTCTTTGTACTTTCCAAATAACACTTACTGAATCGAGGTTGCCTAACTCAAACTGTTCCTTTAGACATTCTTGCGTTTCAAGAATTGAGGCTAGAAGAATCCTCTTTGCTTGTGAGTCCATTAGCTATTGCCTTTATTTTGTCGAGAGTGTCATCGGTTGCGCCAGCAGTTTTTGCTTGGCTGTATAACAATCGTAAACCCTCGATGTCATTCCCTAATGCCTCGGTCATCCTAAGCCAATCTTGCGCTGTAGCTTTTGGTCTGTTATCCCTCGCAACCTTTTCCATTTCTTCCCGGCTTGCTCTTTTGTTCCCGGAGTAATTAGCATTTGCTAAGGCTCTGCCGATGCTACTTGTCTCACATACCTCAAGTGCCGATGTTGCTTGTGGACCTTTAGCTGAGTCAACCTCGAACGCTAGACCGGTTGCCTTCGGTAGACAAAGCTCTTGGTCTGCCGCAGTTAGGTAGATGTAGCTTTTAGTTACCCAAGTTCCAACCTGTCGGTCTTGAACTGTCGTAATGTTTTCGGTAATTATCCGACCATCTGGGTTGTCTTTGTAGAATCGCTTGATGCGTTGCTCTACTGTTTCATAATCGTTTAGGTTGAACTGTGCCATTTTTATTTCCCTTTCTCGTTGTGTAGGTATGGTGCGCCACCAGCTCTTGACCTAAGGCTAAGCATGTGCTCGCCGTAAATCAGACCTCGCTTTGCTCCATTCATTGCTTGTATAACTCTAGCTTTTAGGTCCGTCATTTTAGCGTTAGCCTTCTCGAACTCCGTGACTGAATTTATGTAGTGCATCCCGAGGTCATCAAGGTCAACTTCGGTATCCGAGATGCCCGGAGATAAGGCCCTGATTGTTTCTAGGGTTGAGTTACTTCCATCCCAGTAAGGCATTTTCATTTCTAGGCAAGCCTGTCGAAATCTAAGAGCAGAATCCCAAAGTGTTTGCGCCTCGAACTCATCCCACTCGATATCGAACTCCATATAACTTGAACCTGCGAGCGCAACTAACTTAGCTTTTTTAATCCCGAAAATTCTCATGTACCAAAGCACCTGCGCCCTGTAAGCCTGTGGGACTCCACTCCAGTAATCTCTCGAAAACTTTACCTCGATAATTCCCCAGTTGCCGTCAGCATCTTTATACAGCCCATCCGGGTTAGACCTAGCCCAAGGGTTTTCTTTATTTGCCCAAGTACCTGTTTCAAAGATTTCTAGCTCAGGGTTCTCGCTAGCAAAAAGATTGAGGATTGGTGATTCAAGAATTGTCCCTAGCTTCATGCTCATGTTTAGTGGGACTTCATCCGGTATCTGCCCGGTCTTTTTAGCCCACTTAGTAATTGCGGATTCCCAAGTGCTCAGTCCGGTAATCGCTGCGATGTCCGAACCACCGACTGCGCCGGGTTCATTCCGTAAGTCGTGCCACTCTTGACTGCCGTTAGCAAAGTCCCCAAGTAGGACCGCATCAAGCAACTGATTTATTTCTGCTGGTAGTTTATTTACTGGCAAGGTTTCCCTCTCTTTTCCTTGTCGCAGAACCACGCTTACTTTTGTCGGCGTGGTTTTGCTATTTCCGATGGTTTCACTCTAGGGTGTACCTATGACATTACGCCAGATTGAACGCAAATATATCGAATTACAGGAAGCTATAAGGGAAAATGATGGGGTCGAGTGCTCCCAGCTCCCGGATGTTTTCTTTCCCGAAGGGGATACCGGCTCAGCCGAGTTTAGGGCTACAGTAAAGATAGCCAAGGCTGTTTGCGCCGATTGCCCTATCCGAAGGTTGTGCGAAGATTACGCCAGAGCTGCTAATATGCAGGGCATCTGGGGAGGCACTACCTATTTTGAAAGACAGAAATATAAAGACTAGCCTTTAGAGCTTGGGCCCTTATCCGCAATCTTTCCGAAGCTCTTGTTAATTTCATCGGCATCAATTTTGCCGTCTGCTAGGTAAGACCGGGAAAGCTCCTGAGCGACATCTATGATTCCGGCAAACGCAGCCATCGCAACAGCCTGAATAATCTCAAGGCCGATAACAGCTCCACCGACAAAAATGCCGGTTACTTTTAAAATTATGACCGCTAAAGTTCTGCGAGCGATGTCTAACCACATAGGTTTACCTTTCGTTCAAAGTTTGAGCGTAGGATGTTTTAAGTTTACAGCTAAGGAATTACCCTAGATTTACTAAAGATTTCAACGCTGTAAGCCTGATAGAAGCCTCGAAACGATTCCGAGATAGTGATTTACCTATTAAGGGTGTCAAGCCCTCTATAGGCCTTACACGGCTGTTTAGCCTAGCTTTGACCAAAACACAGGACCGACAATGCCGTCTGCCTTCAGTTTATGCTTTTTTTGAAAAGCAACAACAGCAGCCTGAGTCTTTGGACCGAATGGACCAGTAGGGTTTACGCCTAGTTTGTTTTGCAGGTATAGGACATCAGCCCCAGCAGGTGCGCCTCGTCTAAGGCTAGGTCTTGTCGGTGTTGTCGGTGTTGTCGGTTTGCTTGGCAATCCTAGAAAGACCTCATAGTCAATGTTGCCAGCACCCATAGTTGACTTGCCACCAACTCGGAAAGAGAAGTGTAGGTGTGGGCCGTAGCCGTTTTCTTTACCTAAACCTGATGCACCAGATAGACCAATTATCTGACCCTGCTTGACTGCCTGACCAGGTACAACATCAATGCGTGAGAGGTGAAGGTAGTCAGCGTTATGACCTGATGGAAAGCTCTGGAAAATCATGCGACCACCCGAGCCAGTAAAGGTTGCAACGATGCCAGAGATTGTGCCGTCTGCGACTGCCTTGATAGGTGTGCCAG